ATGATGAATTATCTGAAATCTTTGCTAAAGTTGGATGGGTTGAGGAAAACGATAATTTAAGAGATTTAGGATTTTATCGTCATGCTCGTGCTATTGAACAAGCATTAAAGGAAAAGAATTATGGGTGAAGCTATAGATTATATTTTGTGTTACTCCACAGCATTTTTTCTTGGATTGTGGGTAGGGTTTGTCATTGCTTGCATTGCAATCATTGAAAAGAACAAGCGTACACAATGGAGACGCAAAAATGGCATTCGCAACAGATCTTGAAGCAGGACTGGATGTAGAGCGCAGAGTTCTTGATTTACTTAGGACAAAGTATCCATGTGCAACTATCGTCAATGCATTCAAAGGCTATGACATATGGATACCAGAGATAAGCAAAGGAATTGAGGTTAAGTCAGACCAAAAGAGCCAGCACACAGGCAATATCGTCATAGAGATTGAGTTCAATGGCAAACCATCAGCACTTATGACAACTAAAGCAGACTTCTGGATCTTCTACGATGGTCATAAGTTCGTTTCTATAGAGCCTATGGAGATTATTCGCTGTATATTTATGAACAAGCTAAAGTATGCAGAGTTTACTGGCAATGGAGATACAAAGAGCAAGAAGGCTTTTCTAGTTAAAAAGGACATATTGTTTAGTTATGGCAAAGAAATTAAGTGAAGAGAAGCAGCACTACAAGAAGCTGCATGAGCTTGGGTGTATAGTGTGTATAAACGAAGGTCATGGATATAGTGAGCCACATATACACCACATCAGGCATGGAGCTGGGATGTCGCAGAAGAGCCATTGGAGCATGGCGATACCATTATGCCCACAGCACCACCAGAATGGTGGCTATGGTGTAGCTCTTCATGCTGGGCAACGTGAGTGGGAAAGGCTATACGGATCAGAGGAAGCATTACTAGAGCAGGTTAAGGAGCTATTGATATGGATATGATTAATCCACAGTATTACAAAAAAGGCAAAGTCGAGTGCATTGACGCACTAGAGACTGCAACATCAGGTCTGACTGGCATTGAGGCTGTGTGTACAGCTAATGCTATCAAGTACCTATGGCGCTGGAGAGAGAAGAATGGTGTGCAGGATCTGAACAAGGCTGTGTGGTACATTAACCACATGATCAAGAACATACGCAGCGAAGAGCGAGAGCTATCATAGATTGAACAATGAATTTGTGATATATTCGGCTGGAGCGTAAAAGCTCATGACACTTCTCCGAGTGAATGCTGGTTTTATAGCTTGGTGGATGGAAGCCAGCTCCATGTGAAGCCAAGTTCCTTTTTGAATGCTGACTGGAAGATAGCTACTTTCGGGCATGGGAGGCAAGTGGATATGGCTACCCAACTTGCGATGAATACTAGATGCATCTGGACTCTGAGATAGTTCACTCCCATAAATCTCCTACAAAGGATGGATATGTTAAAAGGCTTATTAGATACTCGTGCCAGTATTCCTTCTGAAAAGACTATACTGGCTAACACAGACAACGCAATCAATAACTTCAATCTTGGTGCGACAAATCCTTCACTCCCAAATACTGAATACTGGAATAAGATGGCTAAGATGTGGCGCATCACTCCAGCAGAAGCAAAGCGCAGACGTTGCGGTAACTGCGAATACTACGAAAATACTCCATCTATGCTAGAAGCAATGGAAGCTATCCCACTAAACAAATACGACTTGTACGATGGTCAGGCTCAACGTGGCTACTGCCATAAGCTAGACTTCATCTGCCATAACAGTCGCACTTGTTCTGTATGGGAAGAAAAAGATTACGAAGTGCCTGAAGATGAAGGCGAATACGAAACCGAGATGGAGGATTAATATCATGATGAGAAACGCTGGCAAGGTAGCCGACAAGATGGCTAAAGTGATGGGTGAGTACAAAGACAAGAAACTCAAGAGTTCTTCTGGTAAGAAGGTAACTTCTCGTAAACAAGCTATCGCTATTGGCATGAGCGAAGCTGGCATGGGCAAAAAGAAGAAATACTAATGGCTGCAGGTCTATTGTCATCACTTCCATCAGGTACAGCCCAGACTAATCTTCTGGGCATCCCTACTGGCGCAGGTACACTAAGTGTATATAACCCATTTGGCTACATGGCTGAAGGATCTGTAGCGCCACAAGCTACGCAGAATGTTGTGGCTCAAGAAGCTCCAGCAGCTACTGTTGGCAATCGTGGAACTGGTCGCAGAGGTGGTGGCAATGCATTTACTGACGCAAGTTTTATTACTGAAGGTAATAGAGCGCTAAATTTGCCAACAACAGCAGCTTCTGTGTATGGCGCATTGCAAAACTACAATGCTCCAACAGGTCTTGGATTCGTAAGAACTGGAACACCAAGTAACAAAGAATTGAAGACTTTTGCCAATAACCTAACTAATGCTGCTAGTGGCTATCAAACAACAGCAGATCAATTTGGCAATCTATACGCAGACTTTGTTGAAGGCAGAATGTCAGAAGCAGATTACGTCAACAACCTGCAGAAGATGCAAGAGCTATCTAAAGTTGCAACAGGTCAATACAACGATATAAACAAGATGTTTGATAGTGGGATGTTTGCTGCTCCACAAATGGTTGCAGGAGTTCCAATGCAACGAAATACTCTAGGGCTTACTCCAGCGCAAAGATTTGTGTTGCCACAAGAGACTTGGAATATGAGTCCGCAGCAATTGGCTAACTGGATTCAAAGATACGAAAAAGACATGGGAAGCGACTGGATTGGTGGTGACTTGGCTTGGGCTGTAGCTCCATCATTGATTACTGGCGCAGCATTGAGTCCACTTGGACTTGGTACAGTTGGTACAGGTGTTCTTAATACTGGTGCTAGTTCATTACTTAGTCCAAAGGCAAACTAAATGAGCAAAGGTCTATACGCAAATATTCATGCGAAGAGAGCTAGAATAGCTGCTGGCTCTGGGGAGAAGATGCGCAAAGCAGGATCTAAAGGCGCGCCAACTGCAAAGGCATTTAAAAAGTCAGCTAAGACAGCTAAGAAGAAATGAAAAAAGACTCACGATTAACTAGGGCTGGTGTGTCTGGGTACAACAAGCCAAAGGCTACACCAAGTCATCCAACAAAGTCTCACGTTGTTGTTGCCAAGTCTGGAGATCAAGTGAAAACAATTCGCTTTGGTCAGCAAGGGGTAAAAGGGAGTCCAGACGGCAGCAAGCGTAATGAAGCATTCAAGGCTCGCCATGCAGGTAACATCGCTAAAGGCAAGATGAGTGCAGCATACTGGGCAAATAAGGTTAAATGGTAGATGGCAGATCATTGGTTTGTGATAGCATTGGCTGTGTTAGCCAATATTGTTTTGATAGTTAACGCAATTCATCATTGGTAGATATGGCAGGATTATTAGACAAAAATATGTTTGAGCAGATGTCAGCGCTTGAGAAGGCTAAAGCGATTGGCTCTGGTCTGCTTTCTGCTGGTGGATTCATGATTATGCACCCATTCCAATACAGCAGCCACAGCAACTATCCTGAACAGCTTAAGCAGCAACTTGCGCAGCAAAGTCCCAATTTGGGATTAACTAGGATTAATAGATCTCCATTAGACGTTGCAATCAACTATGGTGGTGGCTATCAGTTTGGAACATTGCCAAGTGCTGATTTAGAGAGTGCAGACAAGATGGCTAAAGCATATCAGCTCATTGATTACATTTATGCTGAAACTCCACAGCAAAGACAAGATGCTTGGAAGGATTACCAAGAAAATATGGCTGGTGTAAAGGCAGCTATAGAAAACAAGAGAGTCGGTAAAAAGAAAGATATACCGACAATTTCAACACAATATGCAAGAGGTTTTTAACTACTGGAGTGACCAACCGATAGGAGTCACAAATTATGGCAGCGAGAATACGAACTAAACATCAAGATGAAGTAAGAGCCAAGATACAGGCTTCTGTTTTAATAGGATTACTGGAAAGTCATGCGATGGGTGAGACAGAATTGTCAGCTAGTCGCATAAAGGCTATTGAGTTATTGCTCAAGAAGAGCATTCCAGACTTGCAATCAATCGAGCTTACTGGCGATGATGATGCACCTATAACCCATGTGATTAAATGGCAGGACAATGGAAACAGTTGAGATAGTAACAGAGATACCATACTGCCCAAGAAAGCCACAAATTGAGATACATCAAGCGATTGAGAAACATCGTTTTGTTGTAGTAGTGGCGCATAGACGTTTAGGGAAAACAGTATCAGCGATTAATGCCTTGATTAAGGCTGCTGTAATGTTGGATAAGCCAAACGCACGATTTGCGTACATTGCACCAACATATTCACAGGCAAAGCGAGTAGCATGGGATTACTTGCAGGAATATACTAGACCACTAGGTGGCAAGGCTAACTCTTCTGAGTTGCGTGTCGACTTCTTTGGTGACAAACGTATTAGCCTGTATGGATCTGAGAATGCAGACGCATTGCGAGGTCAGTATTTTGATGGTGTTATTCTAGATGAGATTGGTGATCAGAATCCAAAAATCTGGAATGAGATTATCAGACCTGCACTAGCTGACAGAAAAGGCTGGTGCTTGTTTATTGGAACTCCGAAAGGCAATAACCACTTCAAGGACTTTGCAGATAGAGCGCAAGTAACTGATGGATGGAAGTACTTAGAGTTCAAGGCAAGCGAGACTGGAATCATTGATCCTCATGAGTTGGCTAGTGCCAAAGCAGAGATGGGTGATGACAAGTATAAGCAAGAATTTGAGTGTTCTTTTGATGCTCCAGTAGAGGGAAGTTACTACGGAACTCTGTTAAACGAAGCAGAAGAGCAGCATAGAATAACCAAGATACCAAAAGAAGAGCTATCAAGGACTGTATGCGCATGGGATTTGGGCATGAGTGACAGCACAGCAATATGGGTGGCTCAGGTAGTTGGTAAAGAGGTAAGATTAATTGACTACTGCGAGAATCATGGTGTTGGTCTTGAGTATTATGTTGGCTGGTTGCGAGACAATGGATATTCAGGCGGAGAACAGATCCTTCCTCATGACGTGGAAGTTAGGGAACTAGGAACTGGAAAGTCTCGTAAAGAGATGCTTATGGATGCTGGTCTTGATATTACTGTAGCACCAAGAGTGTCGGTAGCTGATGGTATCCAATCTGTTAGAAGATTATTGCCACGTTGCTGGTTTGATGAAGAGGCAACAAAACAAGGACTTTCTGCATTGCGTAACTATCGCAGAGAGTTCGATGAGAAGCGTAATGTGTTTTATGATAGACCACTACATGACTGGTGTTCTCATGCAGCCGATGCATTTAGGTATCTAGCTATCGGATTCGCAGAAGTAGACCACTCTTGGAGTAAACCTTTAAACGTTAACACGAACTGGATCGTATAATGGCTAGAATGAGCGAAGATGAAATAAAAGTACTGCTACAGACAGAGATAGATAACTCTATTGGCTATCTGGAGACAGAGACTGTAGAGGCTAGAGCAGAGGCATTAAATGCTTATATGCGCAATCCTTACGGCAATGAGGTAGAAGGTCAAAGCCAGATTGTCACAGGAGAGGTAGCAGAGGCAATTGATGGCGCATTGCCACAGTTAATTCGTGTGTTTACTAGCAACGAAGACGCAGTACAGTTTGAGCCAGTAAATGATGGTGACGAGCCATTCGCAAAGCAAGCTAGTGATCTAGCTAACTGGGTATTCTACAAGCAGAATGATGGCTTTATTATCATGCACAACTGGTTCAAAGATGCATTGATGCAGAAGGTTGGTGTTGTTAAGGCATACTGGCAGTCTAACAAGGACACGACAAAAGAGAAGTACAAGGATTTGACTGAAGACGAGTTAACAATGCTTTTGGCAGATGGAGACTTTGAGATAGTCAAGCAAGAGGTAACACAAATCACTTTAAACGATGGATCTGTAGCAAACTTGTATGACGTAACAATCCAGCGCACCAAAGACAACAGTCGCATTATCATCGAAAACGTTCCACCAGAAGAGTTCTTAATCGACAAGCGAGCAAGAAGCATTGATGATGCTCAATTTGTAGCTCACAGACGATTCGTACCTCGTGGTGACTTAATCGCTATGGGATATGATAAAGACAAGGTAAATCAAGTTCCTGCGTATGACAGACTTACATATGCGCCAGAGCGTCTAGCACGATACTCTAATGGGGAGATACCTGAGTATATTCCAGCAGGTGATCCATCTATGCAGGAAGTCGAAGTATTCGAGTGCTACATCAAGGTAGACATGGATGGTGAAGGATTCAATGAGCTTCATCGCATAGTATTCGCTGGTGAATATATTCTAGAGATGGATGAGTGCGACTACGTTCCGTTCCACAGTATATGTCCAATACCGATACCTCACAAATTCTTTGGTCAGTCTTTAGCAGACAGAACAATGGACATCCAGCTAGAGAAGACAACTCTTACACGTCAGTTGTTCAATAACTTGTACCTAACAAACAATGCACGAGTTGTTGCTGTTGAAGGTCAAGTTAACTACGATGACTTACTAAGCTCTGTTGCTGGTGGTGTTATTCGTGCCAAGTCTCCTAACGCAGTAATGCAGTTAACTGTAAACAACACAGCAGGTCAGACGTTCCCTATGTTTGAGTACCTAGATGGTGTTCAAGCTAAACGTACTGGTGTTAGTGATATGCAGCAAGGTCTAGATCCATCTATCCTACAAAACACTACAGCGACTGCAGTTGCAGCGATGACTCAACAGTCTACTGGCAAGCTGGAGCTGATGGCTCGTATCTTTGCAGAAACTGGTGTTAAATCGCTTTTCAAAGGTATCCTACACTTACTATGTAAATACCAAGATCGTGAGCTTACAGTACGTCTGCGCAATCAATGGGTGCAGTTTGATCCAAGAGAGTGGTCTAATCAGTACAACGTGACCATTAATGTAGGTTTGGGCAATGGTAATCGCCAAGAGCAGATTGCTACATTGCAGATGATTCTAGCTAAACAAGAGCAAGTGATCCAGCAATACGGCATAAACAATCCATTAGTCAGTTTAAGCCAGTATCAGAAGACATTGTCTCGCATGATTGAGATGGCTGGCTTCAAGGACACATCATCCTTTATTAATACGATTACCCCAGAAGTTGAGCAGATGCTTTCTGAGCAAGCGTCACAGCAGCAACCTGATCCATCTTCTGAGGCAGCTCAATTGCTTGCACAAGTAGAACGTGAAAAGGCAGAGTTGAAGGCAGCAGCAGACGCAGCTAAGAATGAATTAGAGCGTGAAAAGATGCAGGTAGACAATGCTCGCAAAGCTCTAGAGTTAGAGCAGAAATCGTATAAGGATAATGCTGAGTTAGCACTAAAAGAGATCAAGTTGCAGATAGAAGCAGCAAAAACTCAACAAGGCAATGATTCTGCACAGCTAGACTCAGTAATGAAGGCTCTAAGTACCTTGCAGAATATAGCGAAAAGTGATATAAATGGTCAGGTTTAATAGGCAAAAACTATATGACTAAAACTGAATGGGCTATCAATTTACTTGATAGTGAGTATTTCAAGGATGTATTCAAAGAGTTAACGGATGCAGAGGTAAACAAAATTGTTAACTCTTCTCCAGATGACATTCAGATAAGAGAAACTTCTTATTTGATGATAAACGCTTACAACAAACTCTACTCTTCTATTGAAGCTATGGCTACAGAGAAGAAGATGGTTGAGAAGCGGTTTAAGATTTGGTAAATATCTTACCAAACGTATAGCCAAGCGGATTTGGCAATAGAGGAAACAAAATGAGTGACACCAACCCATCTGGGAGTGAAAACCAACAGCCATTAGGCACAATTCATGAAGCAGCAAGTTCTTTTTTCAACTTACTTGGCGGAGACGAAGCACCCAACGAAGGGCAAGCTGAAGACCAACAAGAAGGCGAAATGGAGCTTTCAGGTACAGAAGATATACCAGAAGACGAAGATGTAGATAGCTACGAAGAGGACTCTGACGAAGAGCCAGCACCTCAAGAGCCAAAGAAGGCTCGAATAAAGGTTAATGGTGAAGAGTTAGAACTATCCGAAGACGAGTTAATCAACTTTGCTCAACAAGGTGTTGACTATACCAAAAAGACGCAACAGTTAGCAGAGCAACGCAAGGCACTAGAGGCTGAAGCTAAATCTGTTATAGAAGCTAGGCAATTGCGAGATGCCTATGCTGAGAGGTTGCAGGTACTAGCGCAAGTGCTGTCTGCGCCAGACCAAGATACTAATCTAGAAGAGTTAAAGGAAAGCGATCCAGTTGGATATGCAGTAGCTGTTGCTGAGATGCAACAGAAAGAGAAGCAACTGCAAGCTATTAATGCCGAGCGCTATCGCATTGCCCAAGAGCAACAAGCAGAACAGGCTCAAGCATTACAGCAATTTATGCAGCAACAAGCCGAACAGCTTAAGACTATGCTTCCTGAATACGCAGATCCAGAGAGAGGCGAAGCACTTAGAGCAGATATGCGTAAGTTCGCCAAGAATGTTGGATTTACTGACGAAGAACTCTCGATGGTTAGGGATGCTCGCCAAGTCATGACATTGTATAAAGCAATGCAATACGACAAATTACAACAGGCTAAACCGCAAGTAACAAAGCGTGTTAGCGAAGCTCCTAAAACTTTGAAGTCTGGTAATGGTGTTAAAGCCACAGACACAGATAAATTAAAACGTGCAAAACAACAACTCCGACAAACAGGCAAAGTAAAAGACGCTGCTAGATTGTGGGAGCAATTTTTATAAAGGATTAAAAAATGGCTACATATCAAACCTATCAAGCGATTGGTCAACGTGAAGACTTGATCGATGTAATTTACAACATTTCTCCTACCGATACTCCGTTCATGAACTCTATCGGTAAAACAAACGCTACTGCTCGTTTACACGAGTGGCAAACTGACAGCTTGGCTGCTGTTAACGTTAACAATGCTGCAATCGAAGGTGCAAATGCTGATGATGCAACATTGTCTCCAACTGTTCGTTTGGGTAATCGTACTCAAATCTCCCAAAAGACCATCAAGATCTCTGGTACTTTGGATACAGTTAACAAAGCTGGTCGTAGATCTGAAAAGGCTTACCAATTGGCTAAAGCGTCTGGCGAAATCAAACGTGACATGGAAGCTATCTTATTGAGCAACCAAGTTGCTGCTGATGGCAACGGCTCTACAACTGCTCGTACATTGGGTGGATTGCAGACATGGTTGAACTCCAACTACTCAGGCGGTGCATCTGGTACTGCTGGTTCTGGTGGTACAACTGCTCGTGTAACTGGTACTGATCGTGCATTCACTTCAACTCTGTTGAACAATGTAATGCAGTCTTGCTACACAAATGGTGGCTCTCCAACAATGTTGTTCGTAACACCAGCCCAAAAGGTTGTTGCTTCTACGTTCACAGGCATTGCTACTCGCTTCCGTGATGTACCTGCATCTCAACAAGCACAAATCGTTGGTGCTGCTGACGTGTATGTGTCTGACTTTGGTATCATCCAAATCGTGCCTGATCGTTTCATTCCTAACACAGATAATGACGATTGCGCATTCTTGGTTGACACAGAGATGGCATCTGTTGCTTACTTGCGCCCATTCCAAACTAATGAATTGGCAAAAGTTGGTGACTCTGATATGACTCAGTTGTTGGTTGAATACACTTTACAAGTGAACAACCAAGCTGCTCATGGCATTATCGCTGACTTGACATAATCGTTAAGGTAAGGGGAGGAGAAATTCTCCCCTTAATTATATGACAGACAAAATCCTATCCAACGGCATTACCAAAACTGAATTCCAAGATAGTGGAGAACAGTTAATTATTTCTCAAAAACAAGACATTACTGACATCATCGAGTCTAACAAGGCTGCATATGCTCAGACTGATGCAAAAACAAGATGGGGAGACTCATTAAATAATCGTGTAGCAAGTATTCCATTGACAGTCTTTGCTGATCTAGAGAGACAAGGAATAACTAGAGGCTTCTCAATTATTGACATGAAAAGATTTAAAGACTGGCTAAACAATCCTGATAACCAAGTTTTCAGAACTAGAGCGGGTAAAATATGAGCATAACAACCTATTCAGGCTTACAAGCAGAGATAGCTTTATACTTAGCTAGATCTGACTTAACAGCTCAGATTCCTGATTTTATCAGGCTGTCAGAAGCTAAACTCCAACGTAAGTTTACTGGTGTAACTACACTATCTACAGTAAATACAACAAACTGGATGTTAACAAATAATCCAGATGTTTACCTGTATGGCGCATTGCTAGAAGCTCAACCATACTTAATGGATGACGCTCGCATTCAGACGTGGACACAGATATTCACGACTGTTGTAGCTCAAGTAAGATACCCAAGCACATCTGCAAATTTCACCAACTATACTGGCTTACAAGCAGCAATTGCTGACTGGTTAGATAACTCCAGCATTACTGGTGCGATTCCTAATTTTATTAGAATAGCGGAAGAAAAGTTTGCGATTAAGTTCAAGAGCTTTACTCCACTTTCTGTTGGCAGCCCAACAAACACAGTTTTAACTAATTACCCAGACGTTTACCTATACGGCACTCTGGTAGAGGCTGCAACATACCTAAACGACAAAGAAAGTCTATCTGTATGGGAATCTGAGCTTAACAAGCGATTAGCCATCATCAGAGTTCCTGATTCTGCGTCTAACTTTACAAACTATACAGGATTGCAAGCTGCAATAGCAGACTGGTTGGAGAGACCAGATCTAGCTGCAGAGATTCCTAACTTCATTAGATTGGCAGAGTCAGTATTCCAGAGAAAGTTTTCTGATGTAACTACTCTGTCAGTTGGCAGTCCAACAAACTGGCTTTTAACTTCTTATCCTGACATCTATCTGTACGCATCTCTTCTTGAGGCTGCTCCTTACATCAAAGATGACGCTCGCATTCCATTGTTGAAAGCAGAGTTTGATAGCAGAATATCTGAGGTAAGAAGACCAAGCACTACAAGCACGTTTACTAACTACACAACGTTCGCTTCTATGGTGGCTGACTACCTTAATAGGCAAGATCTAGCTAACATAATTCCATCATTTATTCAGATGGCTCAAGAGCGCCTAACAAGAGACTTGCGTACAAGACAGATGTTGGCTTTGGCAACAACAACTATCACGTCTACAAACGGAACTATTGGTCTGCCTACAGACTTTCTAGAGATGAAAGAGATGCACTTGGTTGGGAATCCGCAAGTTACTCTTGAATTCCAGACACCAGATCAATTTTTCAGAAACTTTGTTAACAGCATAAACGGAAAACCTATTTACTATACTATAATAGGGAATCAATTCCAGTTAGCTCCAGTTCCTGACACAACCTACACAGCGCAGATGTTGTACTACTACAAGCCAGCATTTATATCTGCAACAAATGCAAGTAACATATATTTGACTAACTATCCAGACGCATTGTTGTATGCGACTCTAGCTCAAGCAGAGCCATATTTGAAAAATGATGCACGAGTAGCTACATGGGCTAGTCTATACGAGTCAACTATTGGAGCTATCCTTAAAAATGATGATGGTGGACACCATCCTAATACACCATTGACGATGCGAGTTCGATAAGGAAAACACATGGCAACAATCGTAACTAGAGCAGGTAAAGGTTCGGCACTTACATACAACGAAGTAGACTCTAACTTCACGAATCTTAATACCGCAAAATATGAGAATGGTAATGCTCTAGGCACTCCATCGTCTGGCAATCTGTCTAACTGTACAAGCCTATCGCTCACTACTGGTGTTACTGGTATATTGCCAATTGCAAGCGGAGGTACTGGTGCGACTACTGCTGCAGACGTAAGAACTAATCTTGGTGTAACTGCAACTGGATCTGATACGACATACGCATTTCGTGCGAATAACCTATCTGATTTATCTAACGTATCGACAGCAAGAACAAACTTAGGTTTAGGCTCTATATCAACACAGTCAGCATCGAATGTTACGATTACTGGCGGAAGCATTAGTGGAATAACAGACATTTCTATATCTGATGGTGGTACTGGCGCTTCTACTGCTGCTGGAGCTAGAGCAAACTTACTCCCAACGTACGCTGGCAATGCCACAAAGGTATTAGCTGTTAACTCAGGCTCTACTGATGTTGAGTGGATTACAATTTCTACAGGATCTGGAACTGTCACGTCAGTTGCGATGACAACTCCGACAGGATTGACTGTATCTGGCAGCCCTATTACGACTAGTGGAACTTTCGCTATATCCTTGCAATCTGGGTATTCTATCCCAACAACTGCAAGCCAAACTAACTGGGATACTGCATTCACAGACAGACTTAAATGGGATGGCGGATCTGCAGGATTAAATGCAACAACGGGTCGTACATCGCTAGGTCTTGGATCTATTTCTACACAAGCAGCAAACAATGTTGCTATAACTGGCGGATCAATCACAGGCATAACTGATTTGGCAGTCGCTGATGGTGGTACAGGATCATCTACTGCTGCTGGCGCACGAGTAAATTTGTTGCCAACATACACAGGCAATGGAGGTAAGGTTCTAGCAGTAAATACAGGCGGAACTGACGTAGAATGGATTACAGCAGGTAGTGGATCAGGCACAGTTACAAGTGTCGGATTATCTATGCCATCAGGATTCAGCGTAAGCGGATCTCCAGTAACAAGCTCTGGAACTCTTGCTGTATCTACAACATTGAATGGTGTATTAAAAGGCAATGGAAGTGGCTTTACTACAGCAACAGCAGGTACTGATTACCTAGCTCCTGCAGCGATAGGCTCTACAGTATTGGAATACGATGCAAATCTGCAGTCCTTTGTTAACACATTCACACTACCAACTACAGATGGCACATCAGGACAAGTTTTATCTACCAATGGAACAGGCACATTATCTTGGATAAACAACGGCTCTGGTGGCTCAATGGTTTACCCAAGTGCTGGTATTGCTGTATCTACAGGAACTGCATGGGGAACTTCGTTAACAGCTCCAACTGGCGCTATTGTTGGCACAACAGATACACAAACACTAACAAATAAGACCCTAACATCTCCAAGAATAGGAACAGCTCTTCTTGATACTAACGGCAATGAAGTATTTGCAATAACTGCAACTGCATCTGCTGTTAATGACTTCACTTTAGTTAATGCTGCAACAGGCAACGCACCACAAATTCAAGCAAGTGGTGGAGATGCAAACATTAGTCTGAATTTAGTTCCAAAAGGAACAGGCACAGTTCAAGCTGGTGGAGTTCCAGTTGTAACCACTACTGGCACACAAACGATTACAAATAAGACAATTAGTGGCGCAAGTAATACATTGTCAAACATTGCAAATGCATCTTTGACTAATTCTACTATTACAGTAAATGGTACATCTATTGCACTTGGCGCTTCCCAAACAATTACTGCCAATACTACAAATGCTTTAAGTGCTGGTACAGGATTATCCTTCACGGCAGGAACAACGTTTGATGGATCTGCTGCTAGAACACTAAACCTTGCTAATACAGCAGTTACTGCAGGTTCGTATACAAGTGCAAATATTACTGTTGATGCTCAAGGTAGAATTACTGCAGCATCTAATGGTTCTGGTGGCAGTATGGTTTATCCAGCAGCAGGTATTCCTAATTCAACAGGAACAGCTTGGGGAACATCATACTCAACATCAGGTAGTGGAACTGTAGTTCCTTTAGCCACAGGCGCATCACTTTCAGGTGTGACCTTAAACGATGGTTATACAGAAGAAGTATTTGCAATTACTGATGGCGCAAGCGTGGTTTTATCGCCAACAAATGGCTCTATTCAGACATGGACACTAGGTGCTAATAGAACACCAACACAAGGCACATGGGCATCAGGGCAATCAATTACATTAATGATTAACGATTCTGCTTCCTTATTCCAAGTTACTTGGACATCAATCCCTGTAACATGGGTAGGCGGTTCAGCACCAACATTAGCACCAGCAGGTGGATTTACTGTGATTACTTTATGGAAA